TTTCTGCAATACTTCTATATAATTCTGCACATTAGAAAACTTGACAGTATAATTCCTTAGTCCAACTCTAATGATCTTGTCTATCTTAGAATCATATTGTATTGTACTTGCCTCATTGCGTCTCTCTATTTCCCAGTTGTTGACTTGAACACCCTTCTTAGATAGTAGATATAATTGATAATCAAAACCAGTTAATCCAGCAGTCTGATCTATCTCAAGAGGAAAATAGCCAAGAGAAACATTCTTTGTTCTGCCAAATTCAGATAGCACTTTCTTGCTCAATAAGTGTGTGTCTAGGCCAACCAATTTGTAATGCAATTGTGCCTGACATAATTGTATCATGGAACAAAGCAGTAAACTTGAACCCGTTTCCAAGGACTGACTTAAGGAGTTGTAAAATTGTTCCACCCTTGATGGCAACCTCTCAACCAAAGATGTTTCTAGACAGGCACTGTTCCATCGGAAAACTGGCTTAATGTTTCTGCCATTAACAAACCACTCAGAATTATATTCTATCATATTTGTTGTACCCACAGAGGATTTGGCAGTGCTAGGCCAGATACTCAAATACTTGCCAATCTCTTCCTTCCACCATAGTAGTCCTGTGCCCAGGAGGATTAATCCAGCATTGTAATGTGGTAATGACATCAAAGCACCAGAATCATCACTCCCCTGGATAACTGTGATTTGGCTTGGCAATTTGACCACATCACTCATGAAAGCCTGGGTCAATCTTTTCCATGCTAACTGGAGGATATCATGTTTTAAACATGAAGCATCATGACACAATCCCTGGAACATGCCAAAACAAACTTCAATTATTGTCCCTCTTGATTCCAGGAATGGGTTCATTCCCTTGTGGAATGCTTCACGCATGTAAAGGTAATCAGGGTTACTACTATACACATGTCTATTCCTGTCCAAGTTATCAATGAGTTCTGGAGATAGTGCAATGCGTTTTTTAGTCCATAAATAGTACATACAGTAAATGAATTTGTGCATTTCCTTTGGGGCAAAATAACAAAGATCAACAAAAAATTGGCTAACATGGTTCCTTTGACACCACTTTGATGCATCTGCTGACTTACCCAGGGTCAAATGTCTCCCTATGAGAGTGTCAGCTTCCTTCTCATGATCATTGTAAAACCTTTTTTTGCATTCTGGATTGACCACTGAATCATTCTCAAAATATCTACAAATTGATTTGGCTATCCTCTCGACAACAAACTGTATTATTCTAGCCATTATCTCTAAGACATGGATTTCTCTTACCCCATTGTGCTGATCTTTAATAAACAAGTCAGAGAGAATGAACCCCCTAGTTAACAGCACCTTTAAACACCATGTGCTAACACGCATCACAGTTGGATTCTCATCCTTAGTATCCCTTTTGTAGGCATCAACCACATGAACTAATTGGGTGATCACCCTAGGTCTTCTTCCTATTAAGCCTTTATTCAACTTCTTGAACTCTTCCATATATTCCTTCCTTGTCATCCCTGAGGATAAATTGGGTGGTGTTATGCCATCAATGTAATCTTTGGCAGATGCTTTTAAAGTGGAAAGGTCAGAGAACCTCATTCTTGATAATTCCTTGTATATGGACCTTCTGATGAGTTCCATCACATTGGGACCATGTCTCTCCTTTAATGCCAGTTGACAAATATCTAAGAGTTTCTTGTTGAGAGCATAATCCCAGCAATGCTCTAAAGGTTCATTCCTCATACCCCATATCTTCTCTCCTTTTGACTCAACCTTCTTATATCCTGAAACCTGTTCCTTCAGCACTTTGGCAAATATTTGGAATGTGTGATCACCCATAGCACTTTTATTCTTTGTGACAACATAAGAATAGTAAAATGAATCAATTAATTGGTCTATTGATACAAATCCACTGTGAAATATGGTTCTTATGTTCTTGTACTCCCATTCTATGCCACTAACTGTTCTCATTTTCTTCTTCATTATCCTACTGGTGTTGTAATAATTCATGATGGAAACTACTCTGTTTAAGCTGAAAACTGTTAATCTGCTCCGAAGCACCTTAGGCAATCTGTCTACATAATCATGGACATTCGCACCAACTTCTTGAAGCAGCTTCATGTATAGGAATCTCAAGTTGGTGATCAGCTCTTCATGATCAATCTTATTATTTATATAAGTTAATGTTATGTAATTCAATGATTGGTGGAACTCAACTGGTAAAATCCATTCTCTTGTTAGTAAGGGTATTTTGAAGGAGTGGCACAAGTGGGATGCAATCATTAAAATGTAAGGTCCAGCCTTTATGAAATGTTCTAAATACCCTTCTGTGAGTGAGGACACATTACTAACAATGTAGTTAGTGGTCTCAAACAACTCAGGACCTAGATGGCCTGTTTCTAAGGATTTTGTGAATCTTTTGTCAGCTGCAATAAAGAAAAAAACATGAGAGCCAGTGACAGTCAAGAATAAAAGTATTTGGTGCCTTCTTAATGGTTTCACCAGCCACTCTCCAGGTTTGGTAGGCACTTTATATTCCATTGCTAACTCTGAACAAACATCAGATATAAGTTCTCCCAACTGCACAACCTCCAATTGTTTAAGGTATTCAATCATCTCCACACTTTCCATGACATCAGTTAATCTCAACTCATTTCCTTCCTTCTCCTTCCTCAAAAATTTTGTTATTGTTTCATTTTTGATGTCCTTGATCCAGTCTTCATCCTCAATCATATTGTCAGATCTGGACCAAAATTTCTCTATATCCCTAGTGTCTGTGGTGGGATGGAAAGATAACTTCTTCCTAGCTTCTTTTGCCACTATCTCAGGATTTTCTGATAAAGCCTTTGCACCTACACCTTTCAATGCCATCTTGATTCTGTCTTCATCAAATAAGAAGGGGTATATCTTACTGTCTTCTCTGTTAACATGTCTGCTTGATTTACGGTCCACTACTAAGTTGTACTTCTTAGATGATATATGTGTCTCTATCTCATGTGACATGTCAGAACTCCTTACTTTTGCATTGTGTATGCACATTCTCTCCCCTCTGAACTGAGCCTTGTCATTTGCCAATTTGAGGACCTCCCATATATGACTTGGAACATTGTCATTTAGACCGATATCTGGGAAATTATCTCTATCATTTATGTTCCTAGGTTTAGATATCAGCATTGGGAACACTGTTATCTGGCTGAGATGCTTCTGACAATTGGCATCAGTGAAATTGGACAAATACTTATGTAAAGCTTTAGGATCTGGCTCATGTGCCTTGCCAGAAAGACTCTTAAGCAATGTCTTGTTCAATATTGACTTAACATGATCCTCTTCTTCCTCACTTAATGAACTATTTAGTTCTAACAATTCCTTGTTGAAATGGTACCATTCTGGCAACTCAAGAC